TGTGTTGAGCAGGTATTCAAGAAAGTCGTTGGCGAGAATCATTGCGGCAATCCTCTTGTTACAGATGTGCGAAGGCCTCCCGCCGCAAGGTGCAGGAAAGGCCCGGAACAGGAATTAATGGAGTTTGTTTTGCTGCTGGATGAGCTGTTGAAGCTCGTGCAGATCATCCGCCAGATAGCTGAAAACAGAGGCGGAATAAATGTTTGATAGTGCGTGGCTGCGCTCATGCAGCATATTGATGTGCATGATTTGCGCGACGCGTGATGCGCGGGAAAGTCTGCGGTTGATTTCAGTCTGGATGTGACGACGCTCCGCGATAGCGCGGTGCTGTTTGCGGTTTGCCATGGTATGGCCTCTTTGTTGGTAAGTTTTGAATACTCACCATCCAGAGCTGCGAAACTGTGGGTGGCGAGACGTACGAGGTTCGCAGTACCGGTCAACAAAGAAAACCCGGCCCGACCGAAGTCGGCCCCGTACGCCCCACCATAATTCTGATGCGAAAAAATGTGCGGCAATGCGGTACGCACAAAAAACCGCTGGCGCGGTTGTGCGCTTTGTTGATCAGCAGGCTGCGAAACCCGGCCCCCGTTTTATGAGATGCAACGGAAATGTAACCTGACTGATTGCGGCATGGCAAGCGGTTTTTTGTGTGTACATGTTCTGGTTTCTTACTGGTTCAGAAAAAAATCAAAAACCTTGTCAATGCGTTGCAGCAGCTCTTGCTGTATTGCTTCCGGCGTTTCCGGTTCGCCTGGCGCCTCCAACGTCGCACAGAAATCAGCGATTTCATGATGGAGTGTCAGGCGAATGGCAGGAGCCGTGGTTCTGGCGTGCTCCAGCTCATCCAGCAGTGCCAGCACAGCAGACGGCGAGAGCATTGCGCGAAATGCCAGTAATTTTTGAGGCGTTGCCATTCGTTGCAGGGCAAATGCCAGTTCGCGTAGCTTCTGGTGATTGATGGTGCTCATGCTCTGGTTTCCTTCAGTAGCTGGTTAAACATGTGAGTAAGTGGATTGCTACACCCGAACGGCATCGGGTTTACGTGGTAAGAAGCCTGGCCTCCTGCTTTGCGAGCGCGCCCACCTGTGCTGCGGTTTGTTCTGATGACTAAGCCGCCGCGCCAGAGTCGGCGTAACTCAGCATTGATGGCTGTGGTTAGGGTATTCAGTGCTGCGGCGATTTCTCCGCCGCTACAACCCGGATGGGTAGCGATGTAGTCCAGAATGGTCATCTGCGTGACTCCTGTACCTGTCGGATAAGGTTCACCTGCACCACATTCGTGGCGCAGAAGTAAGTGCCGTCAGTGAGATAGATGTGATGTGCATCCTTTTCTGAACGGTGTTTGTCGATTGTGGTAATCAGGCGTTCGTCGACTTCGTATTCACGTCCTCTGGAGGTAAAACGAACGACAGGAAAATGCTTAATTGCCATTACGCCTCCTTGGCGTATGCGAATACCTCCGCGAATGCGGATTGTTTTTACATTTTCTTATTTAACCTGTGGTTTTATTTGCTCTGTTATTCGCCAGTGAAAAAGCGTTCAATCTTTTTTACTGAATGAATAATTCGCATAATCCCAATGGCGCAGGCCACAGAAATAATCAGAACAAGCCATGAGATAAATATACTCATGCGATATTCCCCAGCTTATACGGTTCAATATGTTCCCCGCATTCTGCGGCACAGATTAGCTCGGAAAGTTCGTTAAGTGCATCCAGATCATCAGCGTAAAAAGCCACGTCATACAGACTCCGGATTGCCCTGGTCAATGAGTCACGGGCTGCACGTTCAGCATGAGCGCCTGATGCACTTAAGCGAAAATAAAATCGTTCAAGTGCTTTATTAATGAGAGTTTTATATTCTTTGCCCATCGCAACGCCCTTTAATCTGCTTTCTGAATTTCAGCTTCTGAATCCATACAAATAATTTCGATATAGGGTTCATCGCCATTAACCTGACGTGCCTTTTCAGCTTCGCTAATGATTTCTCGTACGGTCTGGTACGGAAGCTCCACAGTCAGGCGCGTACCGTTCAGATAAACGTAAGTAGCTGCGTTTTTTTCGGATGGAACAACTCCGTCAATGGCTGATGCGCGTAATAACAGTTCACCGCGAAAATCAATAAAACGGATAAATACACCTTGTGCATGCTCTTTGGTCATAAAGCACCTGTTATAAATCAGCCTGTTTAATAAAACTTTGCCCGCGAAGCAGACGATCAACCGTGCGAAGTGCTTCGTATAATGTGAAATCCTGCCCGAAGTGATTGTCGCCGCAGCTCAATGCAAAAATGCGGTTTCCGGTAAACGGATTGCGTGGGCATTTGTGGACCACGATTCCAGCTTTCTCAATCAGCCAGGCATGCTCGCCGATTTGTTTTACAGCGTGGCCATCCGGTGTTGCGTGTGTTTCGCTCAGGCTGTAGCGGATGTTACTGCGTGATGCACTGGTAGCGAAACGGTTAGCGTGGCGTTCAGCACCATTACGAAAGCGTGAATTACGTTGCTGTTTCATATTCCGACTTGCCTCAATGTGTTGAAGATCTACAGTCTGATGTTTCTTGTAAGTTTAAAAATTACTTCGGCCATAACTTCACTAATTACTCCAGTATCCCGGTTGGCCAGTGCCACTTCCCATGCGGCTTTTGCTCGTGTAGGGTCTAGCCGACCTGATTTTTGTTGTGTAATGATGGAACGTAAATCGTCATATAGTTCTTTTATGGCTGTTTCTTTTGTCTGTGTGAGGTTATCCATGGCAACACCTTCAAATATTGATGTTTTTAATGAAACTGTTGGTAAAACTTTTGCGTTTCTTTATGAGTCATTTCCCCGAAAAGTAACCATTGATGTTTGTGCTTTAACCGGTGTTTCCGCTCCAACGTTTGAAGAGAAGGACCCGGCGGTCAGAAAGCAAAAACATGAAGCTCTTGTTCTTCGTTATTACTCCATTGAGTGGCTTATTGCTGCTGGTTATGTATCTGCTGATGCTGTTCCTTTTGAAAGTTTCGATAAGGCGGTACTTACGGCTAAAGGACTTGAATTATTGAAACTTGATCCAGAGTCACTTAAGCAATCGCTTGGAGATAAACTTGTCGATGCAACCAAGAGTGGGGCGATAGATGCAATAAAAAGCACCGCCTCATCTGCGCTTACCACAGGTATCTCCTTTGCTTTTAAACACTTGTTTGGCTAATCGATTGATGCATCCTACATAACGTCCATTTTTGAAGTATCTACGGCGAAACCTCATGTGATGGGGTTCGCTGTTTTGCTGTTGCTTATTCATTTTTTGTGCCTCTACCCAATGAGCCAAATAACAAACGCTATGAGAACCGCGCCAATAGTGGTCGGAAAAAGACCTCTGGTATAGGCGGCGAGGTAATGAACGTTGAGAACAATAAAGCGCTTTTTTTGCCCTGTTAGCTTGTTAAGCAGATAAATCGCTATTACTCCCACTTCCAGGTACACAAGGCTCAAAATGGCGCTGATGATATTGCTGGTCATTTATGATTAAAGCCCCAGCCACAACAACCATGCATCGCGGCGTTCTTTCGGCTGATCAAAAAACGCTTTGCGCATACCTGCGTTAAATGCTGGCAGATATACCCAGTTTTCTGATGCTCGCGTCTTCACTGAACCTGGTTTCACAAAGTCAATCGTTGGTAACTTTGCAGCGTCAATCATGGTTCTGACGGTTGATTCTTTGCGACCAATCATCTTGGCAAATAGTTGATATGGCACCGCTTCAAGTGGATATGGTGCTACCTGAATGAACCCCTCAAGCTCTGATTCGCTCATTGTGGTAATCTCCTTAATTCGGCCAAATGGCCCAAAATGGCTTATATAGGCTTATTTTGGCTATTTGAATGTTTTGTATTACATGTAACCCAATAGTGTGGAGTTTAGATCACATATGATCCATAAATCAAGCCTTGGAGAAAAACTTCGCCTGATTCGAGAGGCAGAGGGATTGTCACGTAGAGAGATGGAAGAGGTGACGGGGGTATCTCAAAACAATCTCAAAAATTATGAAATATTGGGAAGAATGATACCTGGAGAAACGTTACTCCTGATTTTGAATCATCCTCGTTTTCGGAAGTATTCGGATTGGGTGATGTTTAATCAAACTAATGCTGCGACGGGGCAGATTGCTCCGCCTCTCTCTCTTGATGGCTTCTTCGATTCGGAGGGCGATCAGGTTTCAACCGAAACAAACCAAAAATCACCCCGCTAAGGCCAGAAAACTGGTTAGACCTGCTCTTTGTCTGGTCTGATTATTGCTGGAAAGAGGCTGGAGAAATTGTAGAGCGGTTCATTGGAGGGCTTCGCAATGTCAATTAAGAAGCTCGAAGATGGTCGTTATTTGCTGGACATCAGGCCGAACGGACGCAAGGGAAAGCGCGTGCGTAAGGTATTTGACAAAAAATCGGTAGCGGTGGCCACTGAACGCTACATCATGGCGAACGCTGAAAAGCGGGAATATATACAGGGCTACCGTGATCGTCGAACGCTAAATGATTTGCTTGAGTTGTGGTGGATGTATCACGGCCAGCACAGGCGTAAGGCGGAAGAAGACCGAAAACAACTGCGCAACATAATCAATGAGCTTGGCGCTGATATGCAGGCTGTGGATCTTGATAAGCTGAAAATTATCGCGTGGCGTTCTCAAAAGATAGCTGATGGATTGAAACCGTCATCTGCTAACAGATACATGAATCGGTTATCCGGAATGTTTACCGTACTGAAGAAAATAGGCCTCTGGGATGCAGAGCATCCGGTAAGGGGGATTTCTATTCTTTATGTATCCCCACGAGAAATGGCTTTTCTGTCCCAGAAGGAAGTAGCGCTATTGCTCGATACACTGGAGGGCGACTACTGGCGTGTTGCGCTTTTGTGTTTAAGCACAGGGGCGCGCTGGAGTGAAGCTTGTAAGCTTCGTGGTGAACAGATAGTTCATAACCGTGTAACGTTTCTTGAAACCAAAAATGGCCGAAAGAGAACAGTGCCAATTTCGCAGGCAGTTTGTGAGGCGATCAAAACCAGAGAAACAGGCGGCTTGTTTGAGGTGAAGTACCGGGAATTCTGCTTGGCGCTGAAAAGAGTTAAGCCCGATTTACCAAAAGGCCAGGCTGCACATGTGCTGCGGCATACGTTCGCCAGCCATTTTGTGATGAACGGAGGAAACATTATTGCGCTTCAGAAGATTCTTGGCCACGCAACCATTCAGCAAACAATGGCATATGCACATTTTGCACCGGATTACCTGCAGGATGCGGTGGCCCTTAATCCGCTGAAAGGTGGCGTGAGTGTCCACGCAGTGTCCACGGGGGATTAA